GAATATCATTTTATGAATTTTGACACCGAAAAGCAAAAGCTTTTATTAGAGTATCTCATCAGCTCTCCTGATATCTTTGCCCTATGCCGCGGCATCGTCAAACCAGAATACTTTGATATTGACCTTCGCAACACCGTCAAGTTTATCTTTGACTTCTATGACAAATATAGCGACATCCCGGACCCGTTGATCGTCAAGGCCGAGACCAAGGTCACACTCAACGTTCACAAAGGCCTCAACACGCAATTACAGTACTGCATGCAAGAGGTCGAGTTATTTTGCCAATTCTCGGCCATGAAGCGAGCTATCCTTCGCTCGGCCGAGCTGATCAATGACGGCGAGTTCGGCGGGGTTTCTGATCTTGTTCGAGACGCCTTATTGGTATCTCTCAATAAAGATTTGGGCCTTCGTTATTTCGAGGATCCAGAGAGCCGCCTAGAGAAGATGCTGCTTAGTCCGCCGGTGGTTCCCACTGGGTGGGATGACGTAGATGAGGCGTTGTACGGGGGGATCGGCAGAAAGGAGCTACTTCTGTTCGCCGCCCCGTCTGGCGGCGGAAAATCTCTGGCGTTGGCCAATCTTGGCCTAAACTTGATGAAGAGGAAGAAAAATGTCCTCTATGTTTCGTTTGAGCTGTCTCCGGAGATCATCGCCCAACGATTCGACACCATGCTCACTGGCGTATCTCGAAAGGTCTGGAAGGAAAACGTCGAGGTCATTCTCGACACGCTGCACGTCGAAAGAGAGTCTCACGGCGACCTGTTTATCATTCAAATGCCGTCCGGGACAAAATCCCATCAGGTAAATGCGTATCTAAAGGAGTTTTACCTTCACTATAAGCAAGCTCCGGACATCCTCCTACTGGACTATTTGGACCTAATGGCTCCGAACTCCGGAACCTCCGACGGCGTGTGGGAAAAGGATAAGGCCGTATCGGAAGAGAGCAGAAATCTTGGAGTGGAGTGGAATATACCCGTCGCCTCGGCGTCACAGCTCAATCGCTCATCTGTAGGGCAGGAAATACATAACCACGCGATGATCGCCGGCGGTATCTCCAAGATCAATACCTGCGACAATCTCATCACCATCCTCTTTGACGAGACAAGAAGGAGGAAGGGTGAGATCCAGTTTCAGTTCGGCAAGACCAGAAACTCGGACGCGGTCGGCAGTATGCTGGACTTGGACTGGATAGATATGCATCTCAGAATTCAGAGTAAGGGATCAGGGAGGTTGGCCTTAAAGCCGAAGGCCAAACCGATTCCTGAAAAGAAAAAGGGCATCATCGACATGATGAATATTTGAGGCGGATAAATACCGCCGTGTTTTAACAATAACTAAGGGTAATAAAATGGCAAAGGTAAATGAAATCAAGGTCATCAATCACCAGAACGTTCCGTTCGTAGTCGATGAGCTCCCGACCGAAATAAAGGCTCTGGTGGCTCAGTACAATGAATGGCTCCAAGAGCTGGAAGACCAAAAGGTCGCGCTGACAAAAACTGAAATGGCCCTGCAGTTCCTCGGCGGCCGCATCATGGCGGCGATGGACGAGCACGTAAAGGCCCAACAGCCTCAAGAACCTGAAGCCCCTGAGGCCTAAAAAGTCTCTATCCTGAGAAAGAGGGGGAGGAACAAGTCCTCCCCCTTCTTTTTGATAAATAAATATAGAAACATAATCAAATCGAACTCAGGGGAAGACCATGAAGTTGATGAAGGTATTTTTGCGGGAGATGGCGGCCGGGGGCTCCATTGGAGCTGGCGCCATCGCGTCGTATCCCGCAGCTGGCGGCAAGGCCAAGAAAAAGGGAAAAAAGAGCGGATTGTTCGCCGGAGGCATCATCAGCCGAACCAATGAAGGCGAGAAAGACAGACGGCGCGGTCTTCGCGAAAGCGATGATTTTGACGAGGCGTCTGTCGAGGCCAAGCTAAAGAGCGCCGAGAAGATCGGACAGAACAAGGCGCGCTGCAAGGTCTTCGGGCTGGAGGACGATGACGGCAACACCGTCAAGATCTACGTAGCCGCGAAGGACGCCGAAGAGTTCGAGCGCGAGCTTGAGTCGGCCCTGAACTCCGACAAGTCAATCGCCGAAATCGTGTTTGACCTTAACCGCGAATACGACATCATCGACGCCGAATGGGGAAATATCCCTGAAGACGAGGAAACCCCCGTTCCGGAAGCAAGACCAGGCGAGGGCAAAGGCGCGGCGCAGAAGCCGGCCAGCGATCTTGGAGACGAAACCGGAGAGGCATCTCCCGAAGATCTGGGAAAGAAAGGATCCAATGGCGAGTCAGACAAAGACACAGATAAAACCGACGCTGATTTGGGAGACCTCGGGGATCTTGGGGACGAAGACCTCGAAGGCGGAAAGATCGGAGACATGAAGGATGACGAGGACGTCAAGTCCACGCTCAATCAAATCATCGACATGCTGAAGGACGACATCGAGGCGAAGAAGGCCGAGGCCGCCGCGAAGAAGGCCGAGGCGGAGGCCAAGAGGGCCGCGGCCATCCGAGCCGCTCAGGAATCGAAGGCCAGGATGGACGCCGAGCTGCTCGACGCCGAGGACTTCTTCAAGCAAAAGAAGGAAGAGGAACGTCAGCGCCGCCAGATGGAGATGCTGGCTCGCTATCGTCACGCCATCTCAAAGGGCGATGACCTTGACCTGGATATTCCGGCGCTGGAGGCGGCCTCAATCAAGATGGCCAACAAGCTGTTCGAGAACTTCAAGGGACAGACCAACCGGTTCAAAAAGAGGGGACGCTAATGTCGTTCACCGTAACAGAAGGATGGGTCATCGCCGAGCGCGAGGACCTTACGCCGGGCAGGGAAATCCTCGTCGTGGCCGAAGGGCACGAGCCACAACACGGGATAGTCATTGACTTCACGCCATCAGGAAAGACCGTCATTGTCAAGAGCGGGTATGCGGTTCGGTGCGTTGATCCGAAAAACGTGATGGTTTACGAGACGGTCACGGCCTCCCTGATAAAGGAGATCCAGGATATGTCGTTTGGGGACGCAATAAATCCGCCAAACCCGTCCGATCCTGACATGCAGCGCATCAACATGTATCGATCTCGAATTGCCAGAGATCAGGCCGAACTGTCAAGGCTGGTTCTGCGATACACAAAAAAGCAGCAGGCTGAACAGCAAAAACGCCAGATTCAACAGCGCCAGAATCAACAGCGCCAGAATCAACAGCGCCAGCAGAGGCCTGGAACCTATACCCCCGCTCAAATGCGGGCCATGCAACAGCAATCTGCGGCGAACGCCAAGGCGGCACAGCAAGCGCAACAAGGACAAGGATACCCGACGCTGCGGCAAACGACGAAATGAGGTCGTTATGCCCGAGTTTATCCACGTCGATAAGCTACACTTCGAAGAGCTGAAAACCATCGAGCTCGGTGGCTTTCGGCGCTACGTTCTACCGGACGGCAGCAAGATGCCGTCAATCACCTCCATCCTGGGAGAGACCGGGGACAAGGCCTGGTTGGAAAATTGGCGAACGGCTCTTGGACCCGCGAAGGCGAACCAAGAGAGCAAGCGCTGCGCCGATCGCGGGTCGACGATTCACGCCCTCACTGAAAAATACCTGCTAAACCAGGAGCTTAATCTGGACGCGGTGCAGTTTGAAAACGCCAACCTCTTCCGGCAACTCAAGTTTGCCCTAAACAGAATAAACAACATTTACGGACTTGAGAAAGCGGTTTATAATAGACAGCTAGGCGTGGCAGGTAGATGCGACTGTATAGCTGAGTTTGACGAGGTGCTCAGCGTCATAGACTTCAAGACGGCCAACAAAAATAAGCGCCGTGAGATGATCGACGATTATTTCATGCAGGCGACGTTTTACGCCCTGGCGATCAATGAGATGTTTGACGAGTGTATCGAGGACATCGTCATATTGATCGCCGTTGAGAAGGGTGCGGTTCCGCTCGTGTTCAAGGACAAAATAAATAATCACATCAAACCACTATTGACGCGGGTGAAGGAGTTCAGGAAAAAACATGAGCGATGAAAAGACTAAGATTGGGGCGTCTGAACCGGTAAAGTTCATCGCCACCGGGAAAACCGCCGTCGCCAAGATCGACACCGGGGCCGAAATTTCGTCCATGCACGTCACCTCGTGCGAGGTTCAAGGAGAAAGCGTAATCTTCTCGTCTCCGGTCATTGGAGATGATGATCACCGCTTTAGATCAACCCTGATCCGCAAGGTGAATGTCCAGAACTCCGACGGGGAGGTGGAGGAACGACCGGTCATAAAGGTCGATATCTCCATCGGTGGGAAGACGTTAAATGGCGTTGAGTTTACGCTGAACGATCGCTCGAAAAATCAGGCCCTGGTGCTCATTGGGCTGAACGCCCTGGAGGCCGGCAACTTCGTAGTTGATCCCGGAGAGACTCCCTCTGAAGAGGACTCAATGGATGAAAAATCGAAGAAGGTGGCCGAGGTCGATGAGATCGACGTGTCCATCTCGTCCGATGGACAGATCACGGCGAGAGACGCTGACGGAGACGGCGAGGCGGTCATGTCCCCCGTCGAGCCGATGTCAATGAACCTTCCGGCCGAAGACCCCGTCCAAGATGTCCTAAACTTCATGCGCGAGCGCAAGGTGAAGGTTTGGCAGCTGGTTGAGCGCATGGAGTCGAGCGACGATGAAGTTTTTAGCGCCTAATACCGAATCTCTCATACCCATATGAAAAAGTCACCCTTTTTAGTTTTTGAAGAGTTTATATCCCCGATGCAATGCGAGGGCGTCGTCGATCAGCTCGAGTTTTATCGACCCGACGTCGATAAGGATGGCTCTCCGATAAAGATGTTTAAGCACCACGAGGGCATCGAAAAAAACCTATTCCAGCGACTGAAAAGGATAATACCTGAGCTCGAGGCCTACTATGAGTTTCAGTACAAGGGAACTGAACGGATGGCCTTCGAGTGGTATCCAGCTGGAGTGAAGACCGACCCGCGGTGCGACAATTCGCAGTACCTCAACAAAAAATGGGTTAGGACGTATGAGCGAGATTTTAGCGTCGTTCTGTTCTTGGTCGATTTCCAAGACACGGTCCCGTTTGAAAGTGACTACGAGGTGTACGGTGGAAAGCTGTCATTCCCCCAGCACGGGTTTGGGTTCAATCCGCAACGCGGAACGATGATCGTCTATCCAAGCGGGCCACACTTCATCAACGCCATCGAGCCAATTCTGGCGGGCGACCTGTTCCAAGTCAAGTTCCACATCGCCGCCAAGCTGCCCTACCTCTACAACCCGGCCAAGTTCCCCGGAACCTACAGAGACTGGTTCTCCGCTCGCCTCTAAGCGCCAACGGACCTCTCTCTATGGGCGGTCCGTTAAAATAAAATGGTTTTACATAGGTTCCACCGCGTTTTATAATAATCGCGTTTATGGTGATCTCTGGTCACCGTCGTTTATCCTATCAACCACAACCTGGAGATTGACCTATGTCCCTTAGCATCTCTTCCCTCAATGAAGCCGACGCCGCCAAACTCAAGACGATCATGCACGAGGCCACCGCGGCCCTGCAGCGCATCGAGGACGAGAAGGAGGCCCTCAAGGAGCTCATCGACGACGTCTCCAAGAAGTTCGACATCCCTAAGAGAGACCTCAACAACCTGGCGAAAGTCATGTTCAAGCGCAACTTCGCCGAAAAGACCGAGGCCCATGAGAACCTAGAGTTCCTCTACACCAGCCTGGTTGGAGAGGAGGAGTAATCCTTAAATGTATATCTACGCTGAGACCGTAAGGGATGAGGTCGTGGTGTGGGAAAGAACCGAGAAGGGTCGGGAGGTAAAATACTTTCAGGCCCCTTGGTATTTCTATGCGCCGGACGAAGAGGGTGAGTTTGAGAGCATCTACGGGGAGCGACTGGCAAAATACACCTTCAAGAGCCGCAAGGAGTTTAACGCCGAGCGGAACAGCATGCTGGCAAGCGGGATATCGCTCTACGAGAGTGACATACCGCCGGAGCTGAAGATCCTGTCGTGCAAGTATTATGGGGCCAAAACGCCTAACCTGAACGTTACCTTCTTTGACATCGAGGTGGACTTCGACGAAAAGATTGGGTTCAGCTCAACCAAAAATCCATACGCCCCGATCAACTCGATCGCGCTGTACCACATGTTCCAAAACGAGTACGTACTCATCACCGTTCCGCCGGAGCCCGGGTGGACTGAGGCTCGGCTCAGGGACGAGCTAAAGGAGCTCCCGGCACTATTCGGAACCGACCCCAAGTTTACCATCCTTATCTGCCGAGACGAGAGGGAGCTGCTTCTCAACTTCCTAGAGGAGATCGAGAACAGCGACGTGATCTCCGGATACAACAACGAGTTCTTCGACGACCCGATGATCGGCAAGAGGATAGAGATAACTCTTGGCGAAAAGTACCTGCGGCGCTTGTCGTTCAAGGGAGCTCGAGAGCCTAGATGGACGGAGGTCGAAAGGATGGGCAACACCGACATCGGGCTTGATATCTACGGCCGGATCTCGGCGGACTACCTGAAGCTGATAAAGAAATATGAGGTCGTCGAGAGGCAGTCGTACAAGCTCGAGTCAGTGGCCGAAGATAAGCTGCCGAACCTTCCAAAGCTTAAGTACAAGGGCAACCTGTCTCGGCTGTATCGAGAGAACTACGCCTTCTTCTGCCGGTACAATCTCCGCGACACTGAAATACTCTACGGCTTTGAGAGCAAGATGCGATACATCGCGCTCGCCAACGAGATGTATCACATGTCCACCGGGTTGTTCCCTGGAGTGTTCACCACCCTCAGGTTGTCGGACCTGTCCATCATCAATCACTGTCAC